GCGACGGGCATCTCGCCGCGGAGGACGAGGTTCTCGGCGAAGTCCTGCGGCAGCGCCTGCTTCCCGCTCGGCGGGTTGTGCTTCGGCAGGTAGATCGGCGCGCCGAGCCCGAGCACGCCCCATCGCGGGTACTCGATGCCGGAGACATTCTTCACGAGGATGACGTCGCGGTCGCGCTTCGCAAGCAGCGGGTCGGCCGTCCCGGAGGCACCGCGCTGCCCGTCGCGGCGCGCCATGTCCATCAGCCTGTTCCACGCGGAGGCAGAGAGCTGAACGGCCTCGCCGCGGCGGACGCTTTTCAGGTCGTCGGCCATGGCTCAGATCCCGAGCCCCGCGAAGTTGCCGCGCTTGTAGATCTGCTCGACGTACGCGGCCCGCGGACGCCTGACGACCTTCTCGGCGTTGGCGTCCTCCTTGTCCTCGAACTGGAACCAGAGGTAGTCCCATCCGTCCTTGGTGATGCCGTTGAAACCGCCGATGGACCCGTTGGTGACGTTCGGGCTCGCCGCGAACGCATAGGTGATCTCCCATGCACCGTTCACGCCGCGCTTGGAGCCGCGCGCCCCGAGGAAAAGCACCTCGCCCGCAGCGAAGCCGCGGAAGGCGGAGTTGTTGACGGTGCCGGTCAGCGCAAAGACAGACGCGACGTAGGCATTCGAGACGGCGGAGGCGGACTTGTAGTGAGTCTCGCTGAAATTGAATACGGGCACCGTGCGGTCGACGCCCTGCGGGCCGTCGTCGGTGACGTTCACGCCGCTCCGGTAGTCGGGCGCGGGCGGTCCGCCGGGGAGCGCGATGCGCTGCTTGGTCGAGAGCGAGACGAACATCGTCTCGGATCCGCCGCCGGTGTTGAACTCGTAGGAACTCTCCGGCGGCACGCTGCCGGACGTGTCCTGGTCGTTCGACTCCTGCGGCGCGTACTTCGCCGTCACGATGAACTTGGTGTCGCTGATGGGCTCGGCCGACCGCGACTGCCTCGGCATGCCGTTGTAGGTGTCGGGGCACTGCGCGAGCACGGCCGAGAGCGCCGCATTCTCGCTCGCCGCGCCGTCGACGTAATACTTGAGAGTCACGGACGGGCTCGCGCCGGTCGTGACCTCGGTTCCCTCGATGAGCTGGTGGACGGTGGTCGGCATGTTTCAGGCCCAGACGAGCGTTCCGCCGCGGACGGCGTCGAGGATTCCCCGAGTGTTGGTGGCGGTTGCCTGCGTGGCGGCGGCGATCTTCTGCTGCACCTGCTCCGACGGGCCGACGAGCCCGGCGGCGGCCGCGAAGTTGAAGGTGCCCGCGGTGCGGAGCGAGCGATCCACCCGCTCGACCTTCTCGCTCGCGGCCTTGATCGCCTCGACCTTCGGTTCGTCGATCTTCACCTCGATGGGCTCGAAGTCCGGCGGCGCGATCGGCGGGGGCGCGGCGCGCTTCTCGTCGGACGCCTTGCGGGCGTCGGCCGCCTGCTCGCGCAGCCGGTCGAGCTCCGCGCGCGCCGCGTCGAGCTCTGCCTGGTTGGCGCTCGTGGCGGCGGCGCGCTCGGACTCGAGGGCCGCGATCCGGTCCTGCAGCTCGCGCTCGCGCGCGGCGTTGTCGGCAGCCACCCCGCGGTCGTAGTCGTCCTTCAGGCGCTTCGCGGCCTCGGAGCCGATGCCCGTCACCTCGGCGAGCGCCTGCACGACGCGCAGCACTCCGCTGACGATGCCGTTCACGATCGCCGCGAAGATCTCGCGCGCCGTCACCTCGATCACCGTGAAGGCGCCGGCGAGGTCGTAGACCCACGCGTTCCAGAAGCCCTTGATCTCGTTCAGGACGCGCAGCCACACGACCTTCAGGCCCTGCAGGGCGATCTCGCCAGCGAGGGCCAGGTCGCCTGCGGCGAGCGCGTCGCGCACCCCGCCCCACGTGGCCGACAGGTCGTTGGCGAGCGCCGCGAAGACCTGCCCGAAGTAGTCGGCCACCTGCCCGAGGACACCCGTGACGTAGAGGAGCGTCGCGCCGATGGCGGCCACACCGGCGACCACAAGGCCCACCGGTCCGGTCATCGCGGCCCACGCCGTCGTCGCGACCGCCGTCACCACGCCCCATGCCGAGGCAAGGAATCCGAGGAGCGTCGCCGTCGCCGAGATCACCGCACCGATCGCGACGAGCCCGCCGCCGAGCGTGGCGATGACCGCGCCGATCGCGACGAGCGCCGCACCGACCGCGAGCGCCGTGACGACGGCGTCCCGGTTGTTCCTGATCCACTCGATGGTCGCGCTCGCGACGCCCTGGAGGACGTTCACGACGCCGAGGAAGGTCGGCGCGAGCGCCGAGCCGATCTCGAAGACGAGCTTGCGGGCGGTCGCCGTCAGCGCGCCGATCGAGTCGTCGAGCTCGTCCGCTGCGAGCGCCGCCTCGGTCGAGACGGTGAGCCCCATGGCCCGCGCCGACTCCCGCATCTTGAGGAGCGCGTCCCCGCCCTGCGCGAGGACGGGGAGGAGCTTCGTCCCGGCCTTTCCGAAGATCTCCATCGAGAGCGCGGCGCGCTCGGTGGGGTTCGTCACCTGCGAGAGCGCCTGCGCGAAGGCGGTGAGCATCTCCTCGGGCGTCATGCCCGCGAGGTCCTCGATCGAGAGGCCGAGGCGGGCCAGCGTGTCGTTCGCGCCCTGGCTTCCGTTGGCGGCCTCGACGACCGCCTTCTGCATCTTCTTGATGCCCGACTCGAGGTCGGCCGCCTCGACGCCCGTCTGCGCGAAGACGAACTGCAGCTCGCTGAGCGCCTCGACGGACATCCCTGTGCGGGCGGAGAGGTCGTTGAGGTCGCTCCCGATCTTCGCGAACGCGAGCCCGGCCGCCCCGAGCGACCCGACGATCGCCGTGCCTGCGGCCATGATCGCGAGCCCTGCGGTCTGGACGCCCGCGCCGACGGCGCTCGCCGCGTCGCCGAACTCCTTCACCTTCTTCTTCGCGTTGTCGAGGGCGGCCGACAGCTTGTCGTCTGCGCCGAGCTCGACGTAGGCGCGTCCTGCGCGGATGCCTGATGCGTTGCCTGCGGCCATGTCAGCCTCCGTTCACCGATCTCGCCCAGTGGCGGGGAAGCTGCGGGAGGGCCGTGTCGAGTGCGGGGGCCATGTACGGGCGCGCCGCGATGCGGACGGTGGCCGGGTTCGGGCGGTAGAGCTGGTCGTTCAGCCTTGTGGCGTGTGCAGCTTGCCGTGCACTGCGCACCCGTGCGTACACGACGTAGGGTCCCTTGCCCGAGTAGGCGCGCTTGACCGTCGCGCCTGGAATCGGGGAGTCGGAGATCCGCATCTCGCCGCCATCGCCGATCCGCCTCACGCGCCTGCGGTCGGTCGCCTTGGCGGTCCCGCTGAACTCGAGGATGTTCGGTGCGCCGGTCGGGCGGTCGAGCCGCGCCGGTCCGACGACGACCGAGCGGGAGGAGGCGTCGTAGCCGAAGAAGATGAACTCCTTCAGCTGCCCCTTGCGCGAGGACGGGGGTTGGCCGGGGGCGGAGGGCTTCTTCCGCCTGCGGATCGAGCGGCGCGCGATGAGGCGGATCGAGCCGCCTCCCTTGCGGAGCGACTCGAACTGCGCCTTCTGCGCAGCGCGCTTGACAACCTCCCGATCGAAGAAGGTGTCCTTGAAGCGATCGACGGTGAGCGTGATCACTTCCGGTCCATGAGGCGGGTGATGGGGAAGGTGCTCCCGGCGAGGTAGCCGAGCACACCGAGGAAGCATGCGAACCAGATCGAGCCGAGCAGGGAGGAGGCGGTCGCGAGCATGTGGGGTTCTCCGTTGGGGTTCACTGGGAAAGACGGACACGGACCGACGTGGCGGCCTTGGGAGCGGCCTCGACGGTCTTGCCGATGAACGGGCTCAGGTTGACGAGTTCGATGGCGGCGGCGAGTGGGTCCTTTGGCTCCTCGCCGAACTCAAGCACCTCCGGCGGCACGACGATGAGCTGGTTCGTGACATAGCCGCTGGTGACGTCCCAGTAGACGCGAGTGCCTGCGGGGATCGAGACGCCGGGCTGCTTGGGGACCCGGACGATGCCGCGCACGGCAACGTGCCCTGTCCTGCCTGCGGGAATCGCCACGGGCGCGACACCGACGAGGTCACCCTGTGCGACCACTTCGCCCGCGGCCACGTCGGCCGTCGGCGTGCAGTTCACGTACTTGCCCTCGCTGTCGACCATCACGGGCATGCGCTGCTCCCGCCTGTGCCGACCGGGCTCGGCTTCACGGTGCGCTTGAACGCGGCGTCGAAGGCGGGGTCGGCGGCCCGCCGTGCGGCCACGTACTCGCGGGGACCCTCGGCGCGCTCGGGGTCGAGCATCGCACGGGCCAGCGCGGCGTCGTCACGGGCCCGGCGCGGCAGGCACAGGCCGACCGACCAGAGGAGCCGCGAAAGGAGCGTGCCCACGCCGAGGTACCACGCGACGCCCAGCGCGCCGACCGCGGCAAGGAACGCGATGACGCGCGTCAGGAGGACGGCCCACCACGGCGTGTTGTCCTGGACGCCCGGAATGGCCGACACGATGCGCTCGGTGGCGGCGATGATCGCATCCTGCTCCCGAACGCCCTCGGCGGATTCGTGGGCGATGCGCCCGACGTCGGGTGCGGGTGAAGCTGTCTCAGAGCCGATCGCCTCGAAGCGCCCCTTGCTCGACTCGGCGTTGGCGCGGATGTCGACGGCACCGGACGCGATCTCCCGGGTCGCGCTGCACCCGCCGAGGAGGAGGACGAGCATTGCGGCGGCGGCCTTCATGGGTTCGGCTCCTTGCGCGGCACGAAGACGTCGCGGAGGACGGTGATGTCGACCTTCAGGGGCTCCTCGCGCCGGGGTGCCTCGAAGGGGTGGAAGTCGGCCACGCCGAACGGCTCCGCCCTGCGCCGCTGGTCGCGGTGGGCGTTGGCGAGCATCGCGAGCACGGCCGCGGTGTGGTTCCACCGCTCGCGCAGGCGGCCGTCTGCCATCGCGCACAGCTCGCGCAGGGTCAGCCCGTGGGGATCGACGCCGACGATCCCGGCGAGCTCCCAGACGAGCCGCCAAGCGCGGCGAGACGGCGGTTCATCTCCGACTCCAGGTCCGACTCGATCCGCGACTCCATGACGTCCCGCGCCTTTTCCATCGTGGTCCACATCGCGGAGACGGCTCGCCTGAGGTTCTTCCTGTCGCGCGGGTTCGGGCAGAAAGAGACGAGTTCCTCCAGCAGCGCCTGCGTGGCGTGCTCGATCGCGTCACCGGCCATCGAGCGGCCGAAGTCCTCGTCCGTCACCGAGAGGCGGTCGGCCTCCGGGCGGCAGAGCGCGTAGAGCACGTCGACCAGGAGCACGGGGTCCGTGATGAGTCGCTGCGATCCGTTGCCGTTGAGCATGGAAAGGAGGTCGTAGCCGATCAGGGCGCGCACGCGCTTGATGGCCGCGACGTCGATCGCGACCGTCCACGTTCGTCCCGCGTTGTCACGGTATGTCTGCATGTGGTTGCTCCGGTCAGGACCCGGCGTGCCAGGTGGGCGAGCGGGTGGAGAGCGTGGGCTTGGCGGTGACCTTCACGACGATGGCCTCGTCGAGCGGCTCCTCGCGGGTGAACTTCGTCACCATGAAGTCCGCGTCCAGCCCCTGGCCGCCGGTACCGGCGTCGAGGATCAGGAGCGAGATCGCGGTGTTGTTGAAGTAGCTGTTCTTGATAGCGGTGAACCCGGCGTCGGCCGTGTCCCAGACCATCTCGAACTC